CGAGGCGCTTCATCTCCGTGTCTTCGTCGGCGGAGAGGGCGCGCTTCGCATCGCGCGCACCGTCCAGCAGGGCGCGCTGGCGCACCACCGCTTCGCCCAGCTCTTGACGGAGTTCTTTTGAGGTTGCAGCAGCCATGTCTCGCTCCGGTTCACAGGTTCGTGAGGTCGCGGCGCGAGGGTGTGAAAAAGCACCCGAATCGAGGACAGATCGTCCACGTTTCGGGTGCTGAGGTGTCTGCGGGTCGCTAAGGCGAGTGCAGAGGAGTCAGCGGGCCGGAACGGCCGCTACAAAGTCATTCTGTTGTCACACCAAAGCTAATGTGTGTCAGTTGGACACGCAAGCCATGCCGGGTAGAGCGTGCGGGTCCAAGTCCAGGGGTCGTCATTGTCATAACTGACCCCGAATCTATTGTACAGCACTCGTAAATCTTCTTGGCCGTATAGTGGCAGCGGCCGCGGATGCTCGCGGACAACTGTGCATGGCAAAATCTCACAGAGACCGTCACCGGAAGCCACAACGACACCTTCTGTTCCATCTCCGGTTGCTACTATTGTCCCAATCGGCAGCTTGCGGGGGACGTCCCAAGAGATGCGCCGAACGAATCCCCGGGCCATGGCTTCAGTGAAAATCCGTTTCAATCTATCAATCATGCTACCGCCTTTCGCGCCAAACCGCGATTGCGTTCGCCATTCTGCGGCGCGAGTTGTTCTTTCTGCCAAACGAGTAGTCTCTCATGGCGCCCAATCTAATAGGAGCCACCGTTGCAACGAAATCATTCTATCATGCCACCTTACCGAACAAGCGTTCCCGGCTGGCGATGCGCTTCGCCCAGTAATCGTCATTGACGGGTCCAGGTGGAACCATGTCCCCAAGGCGCGCCACCCACGCAGTGAGGCATTCGCGACGCTCGGCGGGGGCTTTGCCGTCCTTCACCTCCCGCAGGATCGTCAGCAGTTCGTCGGCGTCAATCCCCGCTGCTTTCAGTTGCGCTACGGCTGACCGCGCCTCGATATCCGACCGTTCGTAGGCAGGGAACACGACCGGGGACACTTCAAACAACTTCACCTCTTGCAGCGAGCGGGTCGCGTTGCCCTCGTTGTCGAATGTCCACTCGTCGCGCACCGTCTCAAACCCGAACGACGTCCCCCGGACGAGTCCTGCTTGGACGGCCTGGAGCGCCCGTTGGTGATAGTCAATTTCCGGGACAAGCATGGCCGTCGCGACCAATCCGTCGTCCCGCTCCTCGAAGTCCAGCGTATCGTTGGCCTGTCGGGCGAGCGGTTGGCTCGAGTCGTGGCTCCAGAGCGCGTAAATGTCCGCGCGTTCCGACATGCGGCCCGAACGGATCGACCGGCTAAACGCCCCGGGTTCGATGACCTCCCGAAACCCCATGTCCACGGATTCGGACTTGTAGGGGATGAACATCTCGATGGTTTTGCCGTCCCCTTTGGCCCGGATCTCCACCTTGCCGCGTTCACGGCGCTCCCGCTTGGGGAGGCCCTTACGCAGCTCGTCGATCGTCTTCGTCTTGTTCGTCATCGTTTGGCTCCGGTTCTGGTTTCGGCTTCTGCGCCGGCGCCCCGGCCGGTTCGTCGAGATAGATGTCTCCACCCTTGCGGGGATTCAGGTCCATCAATTCCCTGATGTCGTTCGGGGACAGCCAGCCCCCTTGTCTGCCCGCCGTGAACGCCGCCGTCTCCGCTTGCGTGTCCGCCCTGAGCAGCGCCCGCATGTTGAACTTAATCTGGACGTTCACGAAGTCTTTTTGCCCGAGCAGTTGCATCGCCAGCCGCTTTTCCCAACGCATGATGCGCGGCATCCACGAGTATGTCACCAACTCGATGCCCTGGTGCTCGATGTTCGAGAACGTCGCGCGGGACAACTCATACAGCACATGCGGGGGCATTCTGAGCATGCGACACGCTTCCCCGAGTTGGAATTGTCTCAGCCCCAGAAATTGGGCCTTCTCGGGTTCGATAGTCGTCTGGTTGAACTTCATGCCCTCTTCGAGAATGGCGAGCCGGTGAGACTTGGCAATCCCGCTGGCCTGGTTTTCTTTTGCCTTGATGAGCCGGTCTTGTGCCTCTTTGGACAGGCGCCCCGGATGCTCGAGGAAGCCCCCGGCATTGAGGCCCTGACCAAAAAACAGCGCCCCGAACATCTCCGTCACGAGTCCGAGCCCGATCGCTTCCCGGAACGTCTGTGCCATGCGTTCCCCGAGAATCCCGTGCCGCGACCATCCCCGGATATGCAGCATCTCGTCGGCGAGGAGCACTGCACCCGACGCCGCCTGACCAAACGGCTCCCCCGGCAACCCCACGCGATACTGAATATCTCCCCGGCTATTGCGTTCCACCGTGACGCGGTCGGGGTTGAGGGGCCACAATTCGATCGGCCGGTCAGAGTTGTCACGGCGGATCTGCGCGTACCCGTTCCCCCACAATTCGATATGCGATTGCATCAACTCCCGAAACTCGAAGCCGGACATTTCGGGGTTGGGGAACTCCAACACCTTGGCGACGGGATGGTCCGGCAGGAGTTGCCGACCCCGTGGCTCCATGCGCCGCACGACGTCAATCGGCAACATGCCGACCGTTTCGGACGCGAGCCGGATACCGGACGCGATGGCCGTCCACGTCACGGCGGTCGATTCGGTTACCGAGACGCCAGACGAGACCGGCCGACCCCATGCGAACAACTCCGCCAACGCTGGGTCGCGGGGGTGTAGCGGATCGTACACCAGCGCTTCCCGTAGGCTGGTGGGGATCAGCGCGTGGATACGTCCCCAGAAACTCATAGCTCGACCTCAACGAGTCCGCGCGACTCGTAGACGGACGGACCTTCGTCCAGCGTGGCGAGTCTGAGCGCCATGATGAGGGACACGATCCCGTCGATGCGCCCCGTACTGTTGGCCTTGTCCGGTTTCAAGTTCCCCGCAGCGTCTTGCACGACGGTCATGTTGCTCGCCATCCAGCGAAGGACCGGATGCTTGGTGTGCATCAGGCGGCGCCCCAACAGGACCGTCATAAGTTCCTTGGTCGGGGCGCTCATCGAAGCGAAGCCCTGACCGCACTCCACCATCGTCAAGGCGTCCCCGGTCAGCTGGGTGGCGAGTTGCGTGGCGTTCCAGCGGTCGAACGCGATGAACTTGATTTGATACGTCTGCGCGAGGGCGTTGATCTCCGACCGTATCGCCTCGTAGTCGATCACGTCCCCCGGCGTAGCCGTCACGAGCCCTTCCCTGACCCACACGTCGTAGGGCACGCGGTCACGCTGGGCGCGCTTGTGCAGCCCCTCTTGCGGTATCCAGAACCGGCACAGCGTCCGATAGCGTTGGCCTTCAGGGAACAGCAGGACCAGCGCCGACAGGTCTGTGGTGCTCGAGAGGTCTAACCCCGCGAAGCACGGCGCCCCCGGTGTGGGTTCGCCCTCCCCCGCATTCTCGTCCCACAGCCCCATGTCGATCCAGCGGTCTGCCTGCTCGGTCCACTGGTTCAGATGCAACCGGCGGAACGTGTTCTGGTACGCCGGCGAGGCTTTGGCGCGCTCGCATTCCGCCGCCAGGTAATCTTCCTTGACCGTCCGTCCGAGGCTGGGGTTCGCTTTCTGCCACGTCTCGGGGCTCGTCCAGTCGTCCTCTTCGCCGGCGGCGAAGATCGCCGGGTAGAACGAATCGTCCGGGACGATGCCGTCACGGACTTTCAAGGCGTAGTCGTGAAGCTCCCAGCAGATCGAGTTGCGGTCCCATCCGGCCGTGGTAATTGCCACGACGAGCGGCTGCCTCCGGGCCCCGGTCGAGGTCGTCAGGACGTCCCACAGATCCCGGTTCGGCTGCGCGTGCAGCTCGTCGAAGATGATGCCGTGTGCGTTGAGCCCGTGCTTCGTCGGGGCGTCGGCCGACAGAACCTTGTAACTCCGGCCCTGCGACGTATAGACGATGGACCGCCGGTAGCTTTCCGACACCGAGGCGAGGACGGGCTGGTTATGCACCATCGCCTTGGCCTGCTCGAACACGATGGCCGCCTGGTCCCGATCCGCCGCGGCCGAATACACCTCGGCCCCGGGCTCGCCGTCTGCGTACAGCATGAACAGCGCAAGCCCCGCCGCGAGTGTTGACTTCCCGTTCTTGCGTGGCACCTCGATGTAGACCCTCCGATACCGCCGGCTACCGTCCGCCCGCTTCCACCCGAACACTTGCTCGACGATCTCCTGTTGCCACGGCTCGAGCGTGAACCCCTGCCCTGCCCATTCCCCCTTGGAATGCTTCAGCTTCGAGAAGAAGGTCACCGCGTGATCGGCAGCCTTCTTGTCGAACCAGAACCCCGTCTCCGGGGGCTTAGGCGAGGAGCGCTTTTTCGTCGTCGTCGACGTCATGTGTCGGCATTCTGACTTTCGACCGATCTGAAGCGGTCATTCCTAAACGGGACATCAACCAGTCCAAGCGCTTGCCATCCGCGGGGCCCGCAGTCCCACGCCGGCGCATTGTCCAGATCCGCGCCAGCTCCTCCACCGCCAACCGGTCAGCGAACGTCACCCACGGCGCCATCCGGGCGATGTCCGCCCACCGCGCCTGCTCCGCCTCGTCCAGCACGTCGGGCGGATCGCCAAGCGGCTCCGTGACTTGGGGCTCATCCTTGCGTTCTGCCCGGCGCTTGGGGTTCCGCTCAAACGCCCCGTTCATCTCCAGAACCTTGGTCGGCTTCCGTGGACGGCCCACTATATCCCCACTGTGTCAAAAAGACACATAATGTGGACGCGTTCGCGTGGC